ATTTGACGCAGGTCTGGAAATTCTGTTGGTTTAACCCATTCAGTTTGAGCTTCAAATTTTGGAATTCTCATTTGTAATCTCTTTCAATAATCATTTCACAGTAATGTATTGCTTTCAGAATATCTTGTTTTCCATCTTTATAAGGGTGTCTACATATATACTTTATTATATTCCCTTCTGCAAATAACATTTTGTTTTCATGCACAAATTCACTAGGTTGAATTTTCATTTTGCGATAGTGAGCTCCTCCGATTTGTTTATTGTATACTTTCGATGTCGTACCCATTCGCCTCCTTTTTTGCTGCCATGATATATAAATTTTGTTTAGTTCGAGTAACCCCCACATACCAAATTCTATTTTCTTCATCTTCTTTATCGGGGGATCTTTCAATGGCTTCTCGAATATTTTTAGTATTGTCTAAAATTAATACAATGTTTTCAGCTTCTCCTCCTTTTGCAGAATGGATCGTAGATAATACGACTCGTGCTGGGAGATCTAATTTTTCTCCTTGAGACAACATGTTTCTAATATAGAGACTGTCTTCAGGTTCTGTTTCAAATACATCAAACCATCTTTGAGTGTGACTGTATCCAAGTTCTTTTAATTCGTACATTCGTTCCTCGTTAAAAGGAAATTTTTTTCCTAAGTATTCAAATAAGTCTGTACATTCAGACAGAGAAAGAAGAGACCCATTGGTCCATCGGGTAAAGGTTTGAACAGCATTATAGAGTCTTGCTCGATAGCTTTTGCGTCCTTTGTATTCAAAATAAATTCCCATGTCCTGCAGGATGGGTTTTAATCGTATAAGTTTATCGTTGTAACGAGCCAATACTAGCCATTTTCCTTCATGCAAAGGGACATCTTCAATAGAGGAAATAGGATGAATAGTTCCGTCTTCGTCGCGGGCGTTCCAGCTTTTCTTTATTCTTCGGTCATCTGGTATTCTGTTTAAAATATTATCTGCAATACGTTGGATAAGTTTAGGGACGCGATAAGATTGTGGCAGAACAATTTCTTTTGCTGGTTCCTGTTGAAATCTTTTAACATCTGCTCCTGCCCATCCATAAATAGCTTGATCGTCATCGCCAGCTAGGATAACATGTTTAGAATTTTTCTTTAAAACATCAAACATCTTCCACTGAATCGGTGATAAATCTTGGGCTTCATCAATAAAAACTACGTCAAATTTTGGACACATTTCTGCCACAATGAATTTATCGATCATATCGGTGTAGTCCAGTAGATGATAGGCCTCTTTATAGTTATTTATCTCATCTTCTAGAATTGGAATTAAGTTTTTATCAACAGCCCATGAATACATGTCGGTGTTATATTCGGCCTGACTTGTTACTCCTTTAATACGAGCAATGCTGATTAAATTAAAATATTCATTGTCTGAGTCTATAAAACCCGTGTGTTCTTCTCCATCACTATACATTGTAACTTCGATCCCTAATTGTTTTCCAATGTCTTCGTAGTGTTCGTCCTGCATTACTTGGCTTTTTTTCATACCAAGTCTTTCAAAAGCTAGGGAGTGGAGAGTCTGAAAACGTTTTAATTTTTTATTTGTTAATGTGGGAAAATCATTTAGCATTCTGCCTTTGGCTTCATTAGCTGCTTTTTTAGTAAAAGCAAAGTATCCTATTTTATCTAAAGGGGTTCCTAGTTTTAAAAATGTTTTAACATATTTTAATAATTTAGTTGTTTTCCCTGTTCCCGGAGGCCCGAGTATTTTTCTCATCATTCGCCCCAGCTCTCACTGTTAACTGTTGCATAAAAAAATTCCACAGCGTCCCCACCCTTTGTCCAAGCTTTATGGACAGCGTAGTGCTTTGGGCTATCATAGGGTTCATCTTCCCAACAATAAAAACACTTTACTTCTTTGCACTCGGTACAATAAAATAAATTTTTCTTTTTCCACCAATTAACAGAGTTCGTTTTACAGTCCATACAATATTGATTATTGTTTGGATGTGTCTTGCCTTTTAAATAATGTTCGGATGTTGGTGTATTCCATTGTAGCTGTGTGCCAGCTTCATTCCAGTATGTGTCTATTTTTCTAAACTCATTTTTGTTATTATCTCTAAATATGTAGGTCTTGCCACCTTCTCCTGTTATTCTACAACACCAATTCATCATGTTTGTCATAAAACCTATTTGGTCACCAACACAAGAAAAAATACAATTACCGTCCTCATAAAGAGTATTATTTGGAAGCTCTATTAGTTCATTACCTTCTCCGTCTTCCATTTTACAAGTTTCTGAATTATAATGCCCTCCTGGATATTTTTTACAGTTTTCATGACAATGTATACTACTCGGACATATTACTTTTTCTTTATTCTCTTTTTGTACTAATTTGGTGTCTCTTATGTAAAATATTCCCATGCTTTCTTGCCCATCTAATTGAAGATTGGTTCCTAAAATTAATAATTCATAATCAGGTAGATTTTTAATTCCTGAATTAAGTATTTTTCCGTGATCAGGATGAGTGTTCCATTCCTTTGCTCTATCAATAGGTTTAACATCCACAAGAATTTTATGTTTTTTACCTATAATTAAAAAATCAGGTATCCAGTTGTTTAGCCCCTTTATGTCGGGTTCATATTCAATATGCCAACCTAATCTTTTCATAAAGAGGTACCATCTACCTTCTAACTTACTCCTGAACTGGATTCCGTCTATTTTTATTGGCTTAGGGGTATAATCCATTATATAGTATCCTTTTTATTTCTCATCATAATCCTAAATGTAAATATATCCAAAGTGCTGTGAACAAAACCATTGTTATTAAATCCATTCTAGCTATCATTATATAATCTCTACCTCATGCTTCAGTTTGGTGTGATAGATAGGAACGTTTTCAAAATCTTTAATAGAAATTCTTACAACGTTTTTAGTGGGTGTATTATATTTTCCTTTAATTTTACTAGGGAATCTTTTTTGAGCTAAAAATTCTATGTTGCATTCTTTATATGTCTTTCTTATCATCACCCCTGTTTTATCTTCACTGTACTTCCAGTTCTTAGACTTAAGCCTGTCATAAAACTTATCAAATTTAAAATAAGCATCCCCGTCTTCTATTAATACTGTGCCTGATTTAAAGGACGCATCGTTCTGAGCTTTGGCTCCATTAATTTTAGCGTGTAAGACATCATGTAATTTTTCTCTAGGGGTAGTACCGATTGGTGGAGAAACGACTCTTTGAGTCCTCCATAAGGCATCTAAAACAGTCTGATCTTCACCCCCCTTGATAATTGGAGGAGCGAAGCCCGCGTCTCTAGATATTGCATTTCTTCTTTTACGTTGTTCATTTACATATTCCACACTTTTACAATGTACGGTAGCTGTGGTGAATCCATCAGACATGGTTACATCAAATTCATACTCAGGTTCGGGAGCCAGGTCTATTTTTTTTAAGTTTGTTAATTCTGGATAAGTTCCTTTAGAGCCAGCCAACACTCCAAATTTTTTCTTAACACATATTCCTTTTTTACAATGATCACTAATAGGGCTCTGTGTACAAGTGTATCCTTTTAAAGATCGTGCCCAGGATCTTACTTTAGCATTTAATAATTTATCATCCCATGCATTAGCATGTTGTTCAGCAAAATATCTAACAGGAGCGTTCTTAACTTTTTGTTTCCATATGTCCTCATATTTCATTTTAACAAAGACATGATAGTTATACATAAATCTATCTTTGCCATCGAAATCCGGATCCTTCATGACAAGAGAAAGTGCAGCTAAGCAAGGAGGTCCATCTTTAAAATCTTCATCTGCTCCTTCATATATTTGCTTGTCGATACCCTCCGTTATTTTGTCTAAATTATCCGCCTCCACTAAATTTGCTTCAGCTAATTTTATAAATTGTTCAAACGTAAAAGGAGTTCCATCTACATTCAGAGCCTGTCGTTTAGTTCTGTTGTAGTAAGGTAAATTAATAAATTGTCCGGGTCTTAGTTCACCGGTCTCTGTGTCTTTGGTTAGTTTTGTTTGCTTTGGGAAGATTTCGTTATCGTGTTTTAATTTAAAAAGAGGAAGGAGGTTGCTTAAAAAGGATACTAAAAGAGGAGCAGATATAAAATCCTTCATAAAAATAAATAAATGAAGTCCCCCGCTTTTAGATTCTATAGGTATTAAAGGTAGTTTAAATTCTTGAATTCTATCTATAAAAAATTTCTTGTCGTAGTTCTCATAATTTTTTGGATCTACATCAATGAGTCCAAATTTAACTTCTCCATTTTCATTTGTGGGTTGGATACCGACCGATTTGGCACCATTTAAATGATCAATGAAGATTTGATCCGTGAAGGATTCAAAGTTCCATCTATAGTCTGGTTTTTTCTTTCCACTTATTGGATCTATTTTAACATTGGTCCAATCAGCGACACCATACGCACCCTTATATCCATTAAATAATTCTATGTATTTCTTTTCCATTATTATCTTTCAAAGGGGCGGGTTGAGTCTCCCGCTCCCGCCCCCCTTTTAACCAACTGCTTGGTTAAACTAGAAGTGC